AACAATATCAACACCAATCTTTGCTATCTCACCAGCATTACTTGATATTCGATTAAGCACACCAATAAGCATTGTTCCGACTCCGCTTAACAGATCCGGCAGTGCCTTGAACGCATTACCAATCATCGGGAATAGGTTATTGAAAAGAAAACTCTGGACAGAATCACCCAGCACTTGTAATGAAGGGCCGATATCTTCTCCAAGTGTGAGATTGGCTAACAGATTTTGACCAGCCGCCTTCATAGCACCAAGTGAGCCTGTGAAGGTTTCTGATGCTTCCTGTGCCGCAACACCTGTTAGTCCTAAATCTTTCTGAATAACATGGATTGCAGAATAGACATCTCCAAGATTATTGATGTCGTATTTTACACCTGACAACTTCTGAGCATCCTTAAGTAAGCGCTCCATCTCGGTTTTAGTACCACCATAACCGAGTTTTAAGTTATCAAGCATTGTATAGTTCTGTTTAGCGAATCCCTGATAAGCGGTCTGTACGGCCGTAATATCAGTGCCCATTTTTGCACTATTATCAGCCATATCCATGATTGCAGTATTGGCCGCTTCTGCCGCCTTAACCGTATCACCACCGAATGCCTGTTTAAGTGAAGCACCGAATGATACAGCCTGTTCTGCATAATCATTTGCAGATATGCCAGCCTTTGCCGCTTCTACTGCGTAATCTTTTGCAGCTTTAGCCGCATCACCATACAAAGTATCTAATCCACCGAATGACTGCTGTAAATCGCCACCAGCTTCAAGAGCCGACTTGAGAGCCGCACCAATACCAGCGGCCGCAATAACACCCTTGATTGCTCCTGCAATGTTTAATCCGGCAGACTTGCCAGCGCTGGTTGACTCACCACTAAGCGCACTTGATATAGATCCACTAATACCTTTTGCGGATGGAATTATTTGGACATACGCTTTTCCTAATTCAGTTGCCATTTAATTTCCTCCACTCTTCTATGAAATCATCACCAGTTTCAAACTCTCTGGTGGTCTTTTCCTCGTTCTTTGTCAACGCTTGCAACAACGATTTAGGCTTGTTTTTGCCTGTCGTAGCGTCTTTTGTTTTTGCATATACATTGATAGCTGTGTTATCAGCAATATGAGCCAAGAGTAGAGTTTTTGTATCTACTCTCAGCCCATTTATTTTAAGCATTATCCGGGAATCATCACGTAAACCATTCGCAAGGATAGCAGCATAATAAGCATCAAGACTATCAATGCTATATATCCCATAGGTTTCCGCAAAATCACAAATCAAAGCATCCTCGTCAAGTGCTATCATTCCTGCGAGGATTGAGATTTTTTTGATTCTTCACCAAGTTTAGCCATGACATCACGGAACTCTTCAATGATTACTCCTGTTTGAGCAATTCCGTCTTTGTCAGTTGCAAACTCAATCAGATCCGCTTCGCCTTTATCTCCAAACAAAAAAGGCACTGCAAATGCTGTACCTACTAAGATTTCATCTTCGTTGCCTGAATCCATCTTGGCTAATGCCTTTATAAATCTCCAATCCTTTACTTTTTCAGGATTGACATCACAAGTAAACTTGCTTTTGGTTGTAATTTTCACTTCATCCTCCTAATCTTAAGCAGATACAGAAGCGCTCTTCAGATACTCATAATGAGTATTGCCATCTGTATCAGGAATACACTTAACAGTGGTTTCATAACCAACTGCAGCCGTATCAGAATATGTGATATCTCCCACCTCTGATATCTTTGCATCCGGGATAACTACTCTCTTTGCCGTGTTGTCACGCAAGATCATATCAATTACGATTGCAACCTCGGGCAGATCAGCGTTGTTGGCGCTAATTGCAAGACCTGTGGACAGATCGCCTGTCACATTGTCTGATCCGTATACAAACTTGAGAACATCCTCATTCAGTATCTCAATAAGAGTGAACTGGAATGTATCATCTTTAGATGTCTGTATGCTCAATACTGTGTCACCACCCCAAGCCTTGATATCCGTAGACTCAAGATTGGTAGAGTTGACAAGACCAGCATCAGAGCAATAACCAAGACAAGCAAAAGAAGCGTCAAGAGTGTCGGCTGTATCATTGGGCAAATTTGTTCCTTTAGGTGCTACCCATATAGCGCCTGTGGTTTTCGGCTTACCAGCACTTACGTTGCTTGCTACGTTTGCCATAACTATTACCTCCTTAATAATGTACGATATCGAATACTGCCTGATATCTGTACTGTTTTGTTGTTGTATCTGTGAAATTATAATCAGTATTCAAGTCAACTTTAGCAATATCGCCTTCTGTGATAAGTCCGTTAAGCATTACATCTACAACTTCCTCATTCATCAGGGCTGCGTTATACATAGTATCTGCATAACTCTGTATTGTAAAAGTGCTTGAATATATGTGATTTTCGAGCGTGCTCCCTGTCTTTTCGAGTATAAAGAACTTACTCGGCTTTGTTTTAGGGATTTCCATAAAGGCCGGAGCACTCAGCCTGTTATCACTATTCAAGTAATTCAGTATTGTAACCTCTATCATATCCCTATCCTCTAATAGCCTTCAGAATGGTATTGTCTTTACTATTCTCTCGCCTTGCATCGAATGTAACAGCGGCCACCTGTGCATTGACTCGGTTTTTACCTGTCTGAGTAGTAACTTCATACCCCGTACCGAGCCTCCCTATTGCATTATCAGCATAGCCTTTGCATATATTCATCATTTCAGGTGATCTTAACAGCTCTCTGACACCATCCCGATTCAGCTCAAACTTCATTTTATCAGCCATAACGCTCAACCTTTACATTGCTACCCCATCTTAGTGGTATATTGTCTTGTATGCCTGTCTGTGGATAGCCTATAGTTCTATAAGCATCTCCCCAGATATATACCTTGGCATCTACCCAATTATGAGTATCACCCTTTGGTATTCCGAGCACATACTCGACTTTTTTACCGTATAATTCCGTAGTAGTCGTGATATCATCCGTTGTAGGCTGACCGACTAACACATCATCAATATTGACTGTTTCTTCAGATTCGATTGGAGCACCGAAAGGATCATAAGATGTTATAGTGCCGACCACTAATTGTACTGTCATGCCCTTCATACGCTTAAACTCCTATGCGGTACTAATTCCTCTGTCGGTGAATATGAGCCAATCTGATTTCCTTTGCCGAGCATCTGCTTTTCCAACTTGGCAAGATATAACTCGCCTGTCGTACCGCTTGATATGCTCCAACTCTGTGAATATCCCAACCCACTCATTGAGCCTTGTGTTGCCCCTACTGGAACACCAGCACTCTCACCATCACCAATGGCCCTGATGACCATGCGGCATGAAACAACCTTCTTGATATCATCTGATGCACTGCTACCATAAGAATCAATGATAATTGCCGCATCATCAAGCAAAGTGGTACAGATAGCCTGTTCGCTCGTTGAAAGTGTACGCTCCATGCGAGCTTGAACATCTGAATATGTTGCATAAGCCATTGTTACCACCTCACTTCTTTGTGCTTGTCTTTTTCTTAGTTGCCGCCCTTTTCGGCTGTTCCTCTTTTGCCTCTACCGATTCAGTAGGCTTTGCGCTTATCTCAGCGGCCAGTACATGACCAGCCGCCAAGTATTCATCCTTGCGCTCATCCGCAACCCACATCTCAGTATTGGTTATGCGGTTGACGAACTTTATCATCATACGCTAGGAACATTTGTTGCTGTAAGAGCATTGAATACAGAAGTATCAGCACGGAAACCAACTTCGATCTCAGCTCTAACTGCAAACATATTCTGCTGGAAGAGATTGATAACATCACCACCACCAAGATCAAGAGTAGCATCTGATGAGTAGTCAATCTTAACGCCTTCAACAGTGCCATACATTGCCTGTGTCCAGTCACCCATAACTGCAACAACTGAAGGATTTCCAGCCTTGAAAGCACCCTTGCTGATATAAGTAGGTGCACCAAGGATCATCGGGATTGCTCCTTCTGCTACGCTATTGACAAAGAGTGGCCTCTTGTTATCATCTGTAGCTGCAAGGAAGATTCCTCTTGCCTGAGGTGAGATTGCATAACCGTTTACGATGCCACCATGAAGTGATACATCTGTATCTGCTGCAACAAGACCAGCGTAAACATCTGATGCAAGGCTCTGTGCTGTAACTGATGCAAAGTTATCAAAATCTGATCCGGGCTTTGAGCCGTTACCAAATACAGTTGCGTCAAACTTCTGTGCAAGTGCTCTAGGAAGTCTAGAAACAAGTGCATCATAAAGAGAAGCCACATCTCTACGGAACTCGTTAGAGAAGGGAACGATAACTGCGAGCTTGTATGCTCTCATAACCTTGGTTGCAAGTCCGGGATTTGATACCGGCTTTGATGCTGTTTCACCAACCCATGAAGCCTCGGGATCTGATGTGATTACATTGATTGATGTTCCTCTACCGGGAAGTGCGATCTGTCTTGCAAGACGCATTACTGCTGAATCCTGCTGTACCTTTGCCATAATCTCCTGTGATACGTCAACAGGAAGATCTATGCTCGTTCTGTTTGTTGCTACGCCTGAAAGTGCCATAATAATTTCCTCCTAATTAAATGCTTGATTAGCCCATTCAGCAAATTGCTGTTTTGTGCTAGGTTTTGCTATGTTCTGGACTTCTCCACCATCCTTAAGATTGGGATATTCGGAAGGCTTTGCAAATGCCAAAATGCTCTCAGCCTGTGCTTTGCAATCCTCTTCTGTTTCCGCTGTCAAAAGATTGGTAGGAACTCCTGTTTCTGTTGCAACCTTTTCACGAATCGTTCTAACACTCTCTGCTTTTTTGAGTGTGTTCAGTTCAAGTTCTAACTTCTCGGCTCTCTCCGTTGCCTTCTGAAGTTCTGACTTGTTTGCCGCTTCAAATTCATCAAACTTGGCGGCCTTTTCTTTTAATTCATCAAAGCCTTCATACTTGGCTCTCTCTCTTTTAAGACGATCAGCCACGATATTATCCAGCTCTGCTTGGGTAAAGGTTTTATTCTCTACCTGAT